GGTGTAGACCTGCGGGGTGCCCACCTGTGCGATGCCGACCTGCAGGGTGCTAACTTGCAGAGAGCCCACCTGTGCGATGCCGACCTGCGGGGTGCCCACCTGCCAGGTACATTTCTGCAGGGTGCCAATCTGCAGAATGCCAATCTGAGTGAAGCAACCGGTTTAACTTCATCGTATGAATGGGCTCTAAAAAACCTCAAAAAAAACGATATTGGTTGGATTGTGTACAAAGCATTTGGGACAACGTTGTACAAGCAGCCTTGGACTCCGGAAAAGGGGCTAGTGATTGAAGAGGTGGTAAACCAACTACCGACGAGCACATGTGCTTGTGGCGTCAATGTAGCCACGCTTGAGTGGGTGATGCGAGAGGCTTATAGCGGCGTGGAAATATGGGAAGCCCTAATTCCGTTCGAGCGGAGTTGCGGAATGGTTATTCCATATAATACGGATGGTAAAATTCGCACAGATTATTTAATTTGTTTGAAAAAAGTAAGATAATTAAATAGATAGTTTGAAAGGCGTAAAAAATGAATAGCTTGCAAAGTATCGCAACTATTTTAAGTGTTAAAAACCTGCAGGACGCAGACCTGCGGAGTGCCGACCTATGCGATGCCGATAAGCGCATTCCCGACCTTTTAAAGCTGCGGAGACTAGGCGCCAAAACGCTGTTCGCCAGCTACGAACCCGCGCTGGGGCCGGTGGACTTTGATGGTGGTCATGACGTTGCTTGTTGGCTGACGTACCAATGGAGATGCGACGAAAAACACAGCCATAGCTATCGCCATGAAGACGGATCACGCGGAGACATTCGCCATCACCATCATGACGATAAGTGCAAAAAAGGCATTGATTGGCTGATCATCGGCGCACAGACCGGCTCCGGAGCCAAGCCCCCCGAGCGTGAATGGATTCAACGCGCTGTTGACCAATGCCGATCTGCCGGCGTTCCCGTTTTCTGCAAATCCAGCATCAAAAAACATTTTCCCGATGGCGAATGGCCGCAGGAATGGCCTGCCGAATCCCAGAAAAATGAGAAAACCAACTTCGACCTATTCAAGATACGAGGAAAATAGACATGGCGAGAAAGACTTTGTACATGGAAACCACTCAGATTCCTGCCGCAAAAACCATTGGGGAGATTCAGGAGTTTTTGACTGAGGTCGGTGCTGCGGCAATTCAGATTTCCAACAATCGGGAAACCCGACAGCCTAAGTCCCTCTCATTCATGTTCGAAGTCGACGGCGTGGAAATGCCGTTTCGCTTGCCGGCCCGCATCGAGCCGGTTTTTCAAAATTTACAGAAAAAGCGTTCCGACCGTACCCGAGAGAAACAACAGGAGGCGGATTTCGAGCAAGCACGTCGCGTGGCCTGGCGGCAGATTTTACGTTGGTTGGAGGCCCAGTTTGCGTTGATCGACACCGGCATGGTGGACCCCGCCGAAGTCTTCCTGGCCTATGCCCAGGTGGATATCGATACGACTTTTTATCAGAAGCTCAAAGAAGATAATTTTCGCAAATTACTGCCGGCAGGGAATCCTGCATGACCCAGATCCGCTACCAGCACTGCGCGGCGCATCCGGACTGGGATCTCGATACCGATCACCCGCCGTGCCTGGAATGCATGCTTTCGAAAAAAACGGAGATCCCCCGCAAAGAAGGATCGAGGTTTCAGGTGATCGATATCCGTTGTGAGCACCTGGTAACGCGGGGCAATCCGGACCCGGGCGGTCGCAAGCGGATCATCGTCTTGGCAAAACCCGAATCGAAAAAATTGGAGATGGTTCAATGAGTAAAACACCAAAATTCAATCCGCCGACAAAGGTCAGTTTCCGGGCGGCGTTTTCGCTGGGGATGATTTCTTTTGTCTTCGCCGGAGCCGAATTGCCGTTGCTGGCCTGGATTGTATCGACCGCCGGCCTGCTGTGGCTTTTGGCTGCGGTGAAACTTCGAAATCTGTAGGAGGGACTTCAAAATGCAAACACTGAAAAATGGACACGCCAGTGCGGGGACGTGGTAATGGCGGCGGAAACGATGATGAAAATCGGAGTCGGCCTGTTGTTCCTCGGCTTTGCCGGTCTGGCTTGCAGCGCGGCGTTTGTGGCCTTCAAGGCGTGGAAGGGGCGTTGACGATGAAACCCGATCCCAACCCAATCACTGCGCCGATCCTGAGCATCATGCAGCCGTGGGCTTCGTTGATTATTTTCGGGGCGCAAAAACGCGGCTACCCCGAAGAGTTGTTTCACAAGTCCGCGGAGAACCGCTCGTGGTCCCCGTCCGAACAATACCTCGGCCAACGCATCGGCATTCACGCCGGCAAGCGGTGGGATACCGAGAACCCGTGGCAGGTGGAAGAGCGGAAATTGGATGACCCCTACGTCAAAACGATGGTCACTTTCGACCGCAACGCCCCGGAAATGCAGCACCGTGGCGTCATCCTCGGTACGGTCCGGCTGGCGGCGGTGATTGCCCTGAAAAACGGTGACGTGAAAACCGTCGCGACCGAAGAGGGCTTCACCGACCGGCATGTCACTACCGTGGATATTATGTGGTTCAAGCATTACGCCGAAGTGTTCGGCTGGGTATTCCGCGAGCCGATGCCGTTGCCCGAACCGATCAAGGCGAACGGCAGATTGCGCGTGTGGCACTGGAAAGTACCGCCGCACCTGGTGGAGTCGATTTACTACCCATATTTCAAGCCGGAAGTCATTTGGCGCCCCGGCCTCCTTGGCATGCGCAACGAGCGCACGGACCGGGAACCAATCGGGGCCGAGAAGTCCAACGCATTCCAACAATTGAAACAAGCCGGTCGGCTACGGTCGATCGATCCCAATCAACCCCATTCAGAACGAAAAGGAGAAGAACAGTGAGTATCCCCATTCTTGACAACGGCCAATTCGAAGAGGTGATCGAGGCCGGGCTCAACGAGGAAGGCTTTGTGGACATTCAGGCCGTATTAAAAGCCTATCGGCAGAAGATGGCTGAAATCGCCGCCACCTTCGGCGCACTTCCCGCTGAGATTGACCGTGACTTTAAGGCAAAGGGCGGTCACATTGAATTGAAAGTGCTTGTCAGCCGCACTCCGAAAAACCTGGCCCTTTTGGAGTCCATGGACCCTTCGGTGACGTTGCTCGGCAACAATTCGATGATACTCAACGAGCAGGCCCGTCAACGGCGCGACGAAAAGGACGGCGAAGCGCTGCCGGGGCAGGAAGAAATGCCCCTCGATGATGACAGCGAAAAAGCCCTCGATGACGACGAGGGCGCCGCCCAAGCCCCCGAAACGGAAGAGACGACTTCCAGTGCACCTTCCGGCAATTTATTCAACAGCGTGGAAGAGGGCGATGAGGTCGAATTGACCGACGACCTTCCTGTCGATGATGTCACCTATCCCGCCGAAAAGCACTTTCGAGTCAGCCTCAAATCGACCGCCGATCAGAAAGTTTTCTTGGTTGAACTCGTCGACGAAAAAGATTCGGAAGACGACTTTATCGGCAATGGCGAACCGTTCGCCGTCAGCGCGGAACTGCTCAACGAAGTGTTCACGCGGTAGCCAAATCTCGGAGGAGCGAGAACAATGGATTTCATCCCGGTCGATCCAAAGATGCACAGACACCCGAAAACAAGACGACTTGCGAAGCTGTTAAACATGAAAACGTTCGACGTTTGGCCGCGAATTGTTCTTTTGTGGGCGGAAGCCTACGAATTTTATCCCGACGGAGATGTCACGGAATTGCACGACGACGACGAAGAATTGTCACGCATTTTGCAACTGAGATTACCGAAAGCCGTGCATTTTTTCGATGCGATGATCGACACCGAATGGATCGACAGGGATGGAGAAAAACTAGCCCTACATGATTGGAACCAGGACGGTTGCGGGCGAATGATGCGAGCCAAGGAGAAAGCAAAAAACCGCCTGAAAAAGCATCGAGGAAAGAAAAAACAAACCGAAGGTGAAACGTTACCTGAAACGTTACCTGAAACGTTACCTGAAACGTCGCGTGATACGTTACAGAAACAGTTGACAGGACAAGACAAGACAATACAAAACAATACATCAGGAAATGAAACGTTTCATCTTCCCGATTCTCCCAGGCAACCACCAGCCAAAGAGCCAACCCTCGAAAACATTCTCGCCGGTCCGGAAAAGAAGTTCACCCGCAAGCAAAAGGCCCACGCTCTCCGCGAGCATTTCATCCGGCGAAACAAAAATCCGCACGACAAGGCGAGAGCGATAAAAAACATCGAGAAGCTACTGAAAAGTAGTGAGGCGTTTCATCGGCTACTGGCGGCAATCGAGAGCTACTCCGATGTCTGCGATCGCAAGAGTACGGAAGCCCAATACCGGAAAACATGCCCTAATTTTTTCGGGCGTGACGGCACATGGGGAACCTACGCCGATGGTATCCCCGAAGAATTGCAAGGCGCGGGGCAGGCGGCGGGATCGTCGTTTGGCGATCCGGAAGCCCAGGTTATCGCGGACAACTTCACCAAAATCTACGAATGGCGAGCCGCCGGCGGCATCCGCAATAACTTCGATCAGGTTGTAGTCGCCATGGGACACCCGGCCGCCGAGGTGCTGCTTTACTTGGCCGGGCGTGGCTTCCTGAAACAATTCAGTGATCTTTCCACTGAGGATCGAAAGAAGCGGCTGGCGTCGGTTCTTCACGACGCCGTGCGGGATGCAAAAGCGGAAATGGAGAAAAAAGAAAATGGCTGAAATCGTGAGACGGACACAAATCAATAAACAGTCGCGCTGGTGGCACTGGCTGGATAGCTGGCGGTTTTACTTGGCCGGGAGAGCGGATACAAATCGGATTCGGCAGGAAATGCGCGATCCCCACGCCGTGGCCCGGCAGCGTTTCGGCGAGGTTGTCCGTGAAAAAGAACAACTGGCCGACATGGCTTCCACCCTGCAAACCGACTTGAGCGATATCCGCGCCCTGGCAGCCGACACCCTGCGCCTGGGCACACGCGCCAAACGGCAGGACCTGGAAACGACTATTGCGAGAATCCGCGATGGGGAGTGGTGATGGGCCTGCCGGAAGGGTGGACCGATTGCGATTGCTCGGCAATGGCGTCGTACCGCTCGTGGCGGGAGTTGCTTTCGCAAGCTTGTATTTTACGACTTTCGGCTGCTGGCCCTGGGAATGGGAAAGAGATGACTGAGGAAGTGAGGTCATCAACCCGTGACTGAACACCACCGCCAGCAAGTGCGCCGATCCGCGAACCTGGATCGCAAGGTTCCGCCGAACAACCCGGAAGCGGAGATGGCCGTTCTGGGCGGGATCTTGCTGCGCAACGCGGCGCTGGACCAGGTGCGCGGTGTGCTGGATCCGGAGCACTTCTATTTCGCCGCGAACCAGCATGTGTACCGCGCCATTGTCACGTTGTCCGATCGCCACGAACCCATCGACCCGATCACCCTGCGTGGCGAGTTGAAAACCACCGAGCACCTTGATCGGATCGGAGGGCCGGCATACATCAACCGCCTGCTCGACGAAGTGCACACCACGGCTAATGTCGAGGAATACGCCCGGATCGTTCGGGATAGCGCCCTGCTACGCAATGTTTTGAATTCCACGCATGAAATTCAGGCCATGATTTTCGACCGGCGCGGCGAACAGGGCGAGGGAACGGATATCTCACAGATCCTTGATTACTTCCAGCAGGAGGCGATGACGGCCACCGCCGATAACCAGCGGACGGAAAAAACGATGTCCCTCATCGGCGATGTGCTGCAGGAAACGGTGGATGAGGTGGATCGGCGAATGAACAAGGGCGGCGTGATGCCGGGGCTGTCCACCGGTTTCCCAGACCTGGATGAAAAAACCGTGTGCTTCGAGCCGGGTGAACTGGTGCTGTTGGGCGCCCGACCGTCGATGGGGAAAACGGCGCTGGCGCTGCACATTTGCCTGAACGTGGCGACAGAAATGATGCTGAAAAAAACCGGCAATCCGGTTATTTTCTTTTCTCTCGAAATGAGAAATTCCAAGCTTGGTTTCCGGGCGCTATCCAGCCGTAGCATGGTGGAGATGACCAGCCTGCGCCGTGGCGATCTGACTGGAACGCGGATGGGAAAAGTGGTGCAAGCGGCTGCGGAATTGAACGATTTGCCGCTGTTCATCGACGATGATTACAACGCCACTGTGCCGAGCATCGTCGCCAAGTGCCGTCAACTCAAAATGCAGCATGGCGGCTTGGCGCTGGTGTGCATCGACTACCTGCAACTTATGCAATCGACCCTGCCGGCCAGGATGTCGAAAAACGATCACATCGCCCGGATCTCACGTGATCTGAAACTAGCGGCTAAACACCTGGACGTGCCGATTCTGGTGCTGTCGCAACTCAGCCGTGCGGTGGAAAGCCGGGACGACAAGCGGCCACGTCCGTCCGATCTGCGCGATTCGGGAAGCCTTGAGCAAGACGCGGACATGATTCTGTTCGTGTACCGCGAAGTGGTCAACAATCCCGATACGGAAAATCCGAACGAAATGAAAGTCATTATTGGCAAAAACCGCCAGGGCGAATTGGGAACGGTGCGACTGGCGTTCCTGCCCTGGTACACGAAAGTTACTTCCCTCGAAAAAGATCACGAACCAAAGGAGGACTGGATTAAATGAGCGAAGCAAAAGAACAAGGAAAAGCGATTAGCCCTTCTGAGCACTTCTTCGACGGGAAGCTGAAAAACTTCGTCGACGACAGCCTGATTTTTATTGTTCCCGGCCCGTGCGTACCGAAAGGGCGCCCGAAAGCCAGCGCGATTCGCATGGGGACGTTTGCCAAGATCAACATGCGCACCCCGGAAAAGACCGTGACCTACGAATCCAATGTCTACCAGCGTTGCGTGGAGGCAATGGAAACGCAGCACATCAAGCCGATGACCGGCCAACTTCGGGTGCGGATCATGGTCTACAAAAAGATTCCCAAAAGTATGCGCAAACGCGATCTGCCAAACGCTCGTGCCGGGTGGCTGCTGCCGACAACCAAGCCCGACCTGGACAACCAGATCAAATCGTTGATTGACGCCATTAGCGGCGTGATTTGCGGCGATGACGCGGCAATCTGTGAGATCCGCGCTCGCAAACGCTACGACGATGGCGAAGGCGAGCGAGCGATCGTCATGGTGGAGAAACTGCTGCGGTTGGAAGAAGAAGGGAAAGCGTTATGACCGGGCGGCAGAAGATATTTTCACGTTACGATTTGCGGATTTACCTCCAATGGACGAAGCGGTGGAAGCGACCGCCGGTCATTGTTTTCACGAACGGCTGCTTCGATATTTTGCACGAAGGGCACCTGCGTTTTTTGCAGGAAGCCGCCACAGCCGGCGACATGCTGGTCGTGGCGGTGAATAACGACGCCAGCGTCTATGCCAACAAGGGCGAGGGCCGACCGTTCAATGTGCTGGAAATGCGGATGAACATGCTTGCCGCCTGGCCGTTCGTTGATTTTGTCGCGGGGTTTTCCGAAACGACGCCGGCCAAAATCATCAGCCTTCTTCGGCCCGATGTTTTGGTCAAAGGTCCCGATTGGCCCGTGGAAAAAATAGTCGGCGCAAAAATGGTGAAGGGGTGGGGCGGGCAGGTAAAAACCATCGACGTTGGCATAAATAGTTCGACAACTGGAATTATTGAGAAGGCGAAAAAGATATGAGTAATCCGCGCAAGCGACCACCGCGAGTGCCGGGCGTGACGGTCAAAGAAAAACTGCCGTGCGGCGCCTGCTACGTCAGCGTCAACCGCGATAACGCCGGGCTGTGCGAGGTGTTCCTGACGGTGGGACGTCCGGATTGCAAGCTGCTGGTCGATTCGCTGGGCAGGCTGATTTCGCTGTACCTGAAATGCGGTGTTCCCGTCGAGTTGGTAGCCAAGGCCATTCGCATGCCGAAATGCCCGGCGGTCGACGGCAACCGCAACTGTACCCACGTTTTCGCCGATGCCCTGCGCGAAGAAGCGGAAAATCTTCAACAAGAAGATGAGGAAAAAATGAGACAGAAGATCTACCTGGAAAACCAACGGAAAATGGTCGCCGATTTCAACGCCGGGTTTCCGCAAGAGGGCGTCAAGGTGCGCTATTGGTTCCGGGAGCGGGGCGGCGCAGGAGCACTCGGCACGGCAAAACTTCCGGCGGAAATGAACGGCGCACAGGCGATTGTCTACATTTTCGGCGCCGGATCATTCCCGCTTTCGCATGTCGAGGTGATCGAATGAAAGAACGCGATTGGCCGGAGTGGACAGATAAAAAACGAATGGAGGATGAGTAGATGCCTAATAAAATCACAGCGACAATCGACGAAAATCACGGCCTGGAATATTCGATTCAAGGTAGCAATCGATGCCTGGAACCGCCGGGCGAACAAGAGCTAGCTTTTTATTTTCGGCCTTCGGGCCATGTATTTCTTGGGTGCCTGCCATACCCCGTCACGAAACGGAGCAACAAATTTTGACAACAAAAAACCAAGGGGCTGAGGGGGAGAAGGAAAACATCATGGCGGAAAACGACATTCTCGGAACGGTTATGCGGATCAAAGTCGGCAATGTCCGGGTGACGGAAGAGAGACGGCATGGGCTGAATAACGAAGTCGTGGGTGAATTGGCCCGGTCCATCCGGACCAACGGATTACTCAACCCGATCACGGTGGATACCGAAAACAACCTGGTAGCCGGTCTCCACCGGTTAGAGGCATTTTCCATGTTGGGTTTGGCGGCGATCCCGGCTGTGGTCAAGTCCCTTTCCACCCTGCAGGCGGAGTTGGCCGAGGTAGATGAAAACATTGCCCGTAGGCATTTGACGGCACTGGAACGCGGCGAATTACTACAGCGGCGCAAGAGGCTTTATCAGACGATGTACCCGGAGGCCAAAAAGAAAACGGGGCAAGATTTGGCCGGAAAGCGTTGGGCCAAAGAAGGTCATGGCGCGGCAAAAGATCGGTGGTCAAAAAAAGACCAAACTGCACATACGCCACAAACCACCCATGCGAGAGCGGAATCCGCCCACGTATTGAAAGACAGCGGCAAAGCCGAGGCCAAGCCGGCGAAATGTCAAGAAAAAACCACGCCGCCAACAAACCCGCAGGGTGGCCCGAAAACCACTCCCCCCGAACACCCGCAATCGTTTTCAAAAAGCGTTGCGCCGATTACCGGCCAAGCACCTCGCACGATTAACGAGGACGTGCAGATTGCTGAGAGAATTAATCCCGCCGTGAAGGCGATCATTCGTGGCACGGAAATCGAGGAACGCAAGGGCGATCTGCTGCAAATTTCCCGGCTCAATGGCAAGCAGGCTCAGCTTGAAATGGTCGAATCATTGCTGGCCCTGTATCACGGCGACGAAAAGCCGATGAATGGTCCTAGCACAAATGCAGTCTGCAAAGCCTGCATGAATTTCAAACGGCATCCGCTGGACGAGGAAGGAAAAGCGGCCGGTTACTCGCCGCTGGTATTCTGTGAGGAAGGGCACTTCGATGACGCCGAAGAAAACATGGTGCCCGTAAAATGGGACGCCCACCGGAATATCTGCCCCGACTTTATCGGCGATATCGTGGAAGCTCGTGGGCACACGCGAGCAAACCCCAGGCGCAAGCGGGGGAATAAAAATTATATCAACCTGGCTGAAGTGTTGCCGCCGGAATTAATGGGCAAAGTCCACAAATTCGTTCCCGGCCCGGCGATGGTTTTCGTCCCATCCAGCAGCAAAGCCGACTCTCGCCAGGAGCGGGTGGAGCGAATTGTTGCCAAGTACAAAGAAACCGGTTCGATCAACGCCACCGCCAAAGAACTAGGCGTCGGGCGGGCGAATGTCCGGGGTGTTCTGCGAGAGGCCGGAGTGTTGGGAAAGGATGGCGCCGGGGAGGTCCTGCAAGCGCTCGGCGCCAAGGTGCGGAAATAACTAGGATGGTGTGATGAGAAAGCTGATTAATGATCTGAGCGAAATACGCTACAACTTCATGGTTACGCATGAATGCTTGTGGTACCTGCGTTGTTTTTTTCTTGGCTGCAACATGGTCGAAGTCTACTCCGTCTATCAACCGGACCGGGAATGCTCACGTTGTGGTGATTTCTGGCTCCGGCGAGCGTGCGTTGCTCAATTTATCGCGCTGGATGGCGGTCTTTTTCGGTGGCTGGGCTGGGGGGTAATACGAATTGTAACCCTGAAATATTTTAGATGCTGGAAATGCGGGAAACTACACCTAATCGGTTATCGGCCTTCCGAGTATTGCTCTGGCGAACGCTTTTGTTCCCCAAAATGTTTAGCCGATTATTTTGGCGATGAACACTGGGAAGCGGGGTGGCACATGAATTTCATCTCCCGCATTCGCCGGTATTTCGCGGCCCGGAAAACGCACAAGAAACTGTGCCGGATATTCCGGCTGATCGCCAGCGGAGAGCCGAACAAACAGCAGAAAAGGCAACTGCGGCTTTTGGCGCAAAAAAGAGTTTCTCCGAATTTCGGCTGGCCTTCACGATCCGGCAAGACATCCATTCGCCTGACCTACGCGATCTATTCGATCGCTGGGGCGAGATCGCCGAAAAGCACGGCTTGGTCTGGGGCGGCCGGTTCAGCAACTACGACGGCGTGCATGTTCAGGCGGCCTGGGCATGAAAAAATGGAAAAATCATACACCGTAGGGGACTCGCGAGCGGTTCTTTCACAACTAAATGACGAGGTTGTTTTCGACCGGCCCAAGGTTTTTTCGGCGAATGAAAATAGAGCTTGACAGCATAGCTGCTAGACGCTATATTGAAGGCATGGAAGCACTAACCACAAACCAAAAAAAAACGGGAGGATCGAACGATGAGATCACTGCTATACGGGACCAAAAAAGCCGCCGAATATTTGAACGTCACCCAGTCCACAATCACGCAGCAGTGCCGCGCGGGGCGGATCGCCGCTCGCAAGGTCGGGCGGGATTACGTGATTGAAGAGGGCGCGCTCAACCTGTACCGGGAGCTGACCCAGCAACTGTTGTCCGCCAAAGATGGCGCGGCCACGCTGCCCAAGGTCAAGTCCGCACTCGCCGCCGTGCCGATCTCCGGCGTTGAATTTGCCAGCGGCTGGTTTATGATTGCATTCAATTGGTCGCCCGGCGACCATCTTTACAGCGAGCGGGGGCGGCTGGACGCGACGATGGCGAAGCGAGAAATGGAGACTGCGCGCAAAGCCCTCGCGCGGGACGTTCGCGCGGCCCTCGTCGCTGCGGGCCTTGGCCACGTCAAGACCACCACGCAGTCGCCGATGGCTTTTACAGTGTTCGTAACCGACCCAGACGCCGGCGAGTAGTTGCGGCGAGTAGCCGATGAACCAGGCGTCGGCGTAATTGTTGGTGGTGCCGGTTTTACCGGCGAGCGTGCGTTGCAGCGTATTCGAGCGCGCGCCGGTGCCGACGGAGGCCACACTGTGCATCATGCTGGTGATTACGTAAGCCACTTGCGGATCGAGCACTTTCTCGCGGATTGCCTCTTGCTGCGCGCGGATTTCCGGCGGCACGTACCCTTGCGGTTCGGGCGTCGGTTCGGGTGTCGGTTCGGGCGTGGGGGTGACGCCGATGGCGAAATCTTCCATGAATTCGTCGCGGAGATGATCGAGCATCGGATCGACCCCTTCCTGCAACTGGTCGTCCGGCAGGTTCTGCGTTTTGAAGTTGCGCAGGTTGGGCGTGTCGAGCATGGGCGGTGCTTCGGAGACAAATTCGCTGATGGCGTATTTTTCCAGCACTTCGCCGTTGTCGGTGACCACTTCGGTAACGAACACCGGATCGGACAACAACCCGCCCGAAGCGAACACGGCGTAGGCGTTGACCATCTCCAACGTCAAGACCTCGTAGGTGCCGATCGCCATCGAAAGATCGCCTTTGGTCAGGCTTGCCATGCCCAGCCGGCGGGCGAAACGCAGAATGAAATCGACGCCCACCGCCTCGGCGATGCGAATGGTGATCGTATTGATCGACTTGGTCAGCGCGTCGCGCATGGACATATAACCGCGGAACTTGCGGTCGTAGTTGGCCGGTCGCCAGTTGTCGGCGAAGACCAGCGCGGTGTCGGGGAAGATGGAGGCGGGGGTCAGCCCGGCTTGCAGCGCGGCGGCGTAAACGATCGGTTTGAACGAGCTGCCCGGTAAAGCCCTATCTACCTTATCTGTGCAGACTACCTAGTCTTATGTTCTAGTCTACCAATCTCACAACTCTATACAGATTAAGGGGAATGGGATACAGGAAGAAGTATAAACCCCATCAGATGTACCCTAGTCAAGATGGTCGATTGCCTCTGAACGAAAATACCAGTTCCGCTAGTACCCCTCTTTTGGTGCAGAATAGGGGCCATCATGAAGCCGATCGAAACCAAAAACGCCAACCCAAACATAGCCATCAGCGCCGACCAACTCGACATCCTCCGCCAACGCCTAAACCCCTCAAAAAAAGAACGCGACCAGATCGAAAACACAATCAAAGCCCTCGCACCAAAAATGGCCGCTATCTGTCGAGAACTCCAAAAAACACCACATCGACCACAAAGACGCTCAAGTACCTGGCTGCGCCTCGGCTGGCGGCTTTTCTTCTGGACGGTGTCGGCAACACCTTGTGAAAGTAGGGAGAGGTGACGATGTGCCACTAAATGAGAACCAACGCCGATGCACAGCCAAGTCAAAGCGCTCCGGCAAGCGGTGCAAGAACCCAGCGGTCAAGGGATACAACGTTTGTCGCATGCATGGTGCGCACCCGCCGGGCAAGAGCAAAGGCGGCGTGAAAGGGGTAGCTCCGCCCCACTTAGCCGAACTCAACACCAAGCAAGCGCCGATCCTAAAGGAGACGATGAAAGGCAACACGCTGTCGGTCATCCATGGAGCAAACGCCAAGCGGCTGCTGTCGCAGGAAGAGTTCGATATTTACGATGCGGTCAAGGAAGAGGTGCGGGAACTTTACAAGGTTGACCTGGTGGCCGATGAGATCCTTCTTCACGAACTGGCGTTCCGCTGCGCCAAGGAACACGTCGCCACTATCGGTGGAGCAGATCGGGCTTTGGCTCAACACAGCGGACGGATATCGACCCTCCTCAGACAGCTTGCCGTTCGCCGGGACAAGCGACCGGAAACCACCGGCGGGCAGATGACGATTCAGCACATGATTGTGCAGATACTCGGCGAAGGGGCAGGGCAACCGGCGGGGCAGCTACCACCCGAGCGCAAGGTGATTGAGGCGCAGATCGTCGACGACGACGAGGAAAACAAGCAAAACGCGGAAATAATGTCTGATAATACGGAGCCAGCCGAAAACCGCAGTCAATGAAAACAAGCGGTTAGCCAACTATCCCCGGCGAGAATGTCTGATAACCATTGTTATTGTCGTTGACTTGTCAAGTGAAATAATCTATTATGGCGTCATGATCTACTGATGGGGGATGTCATGAAGCAGTTGGTGGAAAAGTACTTGGGCCACATGACGGCCCGTGGATCGGCGTTACCGACCATTCGAGCGTACCGCCTGGATCTGGATAAGTGGACTACCGCCTTCGGGCACCTGGACGCCGCCCAGGTCAAAGCAGAGCACGTTGATCAATTCGTGCTCCGGTTACGTGGTGACGGTTTGGCGGATGCATCGGTGCGTCGTGCTATTGCCGTCATCAAGGCGTTCTTTGCTTGGTTGGTCGATACCGATGTGATTGTCAAGAACACTACTCGGCTGATCGTCATCAAACGTGGGCAAGAAAAGCTACCTGTGTTTCTTACGGCCCAGCAGAAGAAGCGTTTACTCAAAGAAATTGAGATGAGCAATCATCCGCATGCATTGCGAGACCGGGCGTTGTTTACCCTGTTGCTCAATACCGGGTTACGGATCTCGGAAGCACTGCGTTTGACCGAAGCGGATGTCGTCGATAGCAAACACATCCGCGTGTTGACCAAGGGTGGCCGGCACGAGATTAAGTTCCTGAATAGCACCACCCGCGACGTAATGAAGCAGTGGTCGAAGGAGAGGCGGGAGCAAACGCCGGATCGCCGTGAGTTGTTCCCCGGAAGGACGAAGGCTTTGACGGCCGAGCAAGCCCGGCGCTGTCTTATCGCCTGGTGCAAGAAGGCAGGCATACCGGAGATCTCGCCACATGGATTGCGGCACACGTTCGCCACGTCGCTGCTGGAAGGTGGAACAGACCTGCGCACGGTGCAGGAGCTGCTAGGTCACCGGAGAATCGAAACGACAGTAATCTATACCCATGTGGTGAGTAGCCGCCGTGAGGATGCCCTGGAAGCCCTGCGGTAGCCTCAGCGAACCCCCCTCCCCCTTTCCCGTTTTTTTACAGCCGGATCTTTGCCAGAAACACCTATATAGGTCGCTTCATTTAAAAATTTGAAAATTCTGAAAAATAGGACCAGTTTTCAGAATAGCGGTAGGGTCTATTTTATTGCGCATGGATAATAAACCTTTCGACATTCGCGTCATGCCTATTTCGGAGCTTCAATTAGCGCCTTATAATCCTCGGGAAATTAGTGGGCGAGCACTGGCAGGTTTGCAAGCAAGATCTAAGAGCTAGTCGAATACCGGCCCGGTGGCGATGCCGATGGTACACGGTTCTTCGACAATACCGCCGTCCAGATCACGTAGACGGGTAACGGTCTCGCGGGCTAAAAACAGAACGCGGTAGCTATCGATGATGTGATCGTTTTTCTTGCCATAGATTATATGGCGACTCGATTTTACGTAGGTGTGCGAAATGAATTGTTCCTCGATAGCCGGGTCCTGTTTGTCCTTGGGGATAGCCCACCGCCGGCGGCGCATGATCCCGTTTATCAAGCTGGTGGCAAATTCCTTGGTGTTCTGCTTTTCTTCGGTTCCTGTTTCATCATCTACGGAAATCACCAGGTTCCCGCCGAAATCGAAACCCAGGAACCGCTCTTTTCGATTCGGAAGGTGTAGAAATTCGTCGTTGTTTTGCAGCATCTGCATGACCGACATGCCATTACCGCCACGGTCGATGCCGAAGGCAGAGAATTTGAAGTTTTGATCAAGGTGTCCGATGATCTTTGCTTGCGTCGTGTAGGGAACCTTCTCAAGATGGATGCGCAGGCGACTAGTAACAAAACCATCCTTTTCACGGGCTACAGTGATTTCGGCCGGGTCGCTGGTATAGCCCAGGTCGGCCCCGCCCCACGTATTCTCCCCGGGACGGCCGGGGCTGCCGATCGCTCCGATTAGGCTGGCGACGGCCTTGTCGATGTCGTCTTCCGTTTCGCACCCCTCGAATTCTTCATTGGTAATTACGAGGGTTTCGTATTGAGGTATCTCCTGTTGGCAGGAGAAGAGGGATTCAACATCGAAGGCCGAGAAAGTTGGTTTGCCAACAAGACCGAGAACCATCCGCTGGTATTCAGAGCTTTCTTTGCTTCCGTGTTCCTTGATCTTTTCCTTTTCACGCTGCTTTGACCAGCGGGGATAAGGCAGAATGGTCATAGACCAGTGATATTTTTTCCACTCGCTAGAAGATGTGGGGATCTCCACCGCTTCCGATAGGATCGCGTGGTATTCGGAATCACGCCGACCATCGTGGTAGCTGTAAATGCCGAATACGCACCCAGGCTCCTGCCGTTGGAACAAAACCGACCAGGCTTTTTTCGGAATCGAGCATGCTTGGTCTACCCAGATCCGATTGGCATGAACGCCGTCATATGAACTACCGTCGCTACTTGCTGGGCAGAAAATAACGCTGGATCCGCCGGCGAAGAAAATACGATAGTAAGGTTGGCTCTTGTGATACTGGCCGGGAATCATCAAAGAACGAACGAAATTCGACTTTGCAATCTGGAATTCGACCTCGCCGATGATGTGAGCCAATTGCCCGGACAGAGGCGCAACGCAAAGCCCTACTTGGCCGACAGTCGTGGCGCCCCAATGCAGAATCGATGTAGCAATCAAAATCGTTTTGCCAGTTTCGGTGCCGTCGCAGTGAATCTTGCGAGGGTGGGGATCGTCTAGTTCTGCTTTTTGGTGGTCCCAGTACCTGCGGGGTGAACCATCGCTGTTTACGAAAAATGTCTCGCCGAAACGCCAGCCTGAGCCGAAAACCTGGATTACTTTCTGTTTTTCTTCTGGCGATAGGTTTTGGAGGTCGGTAACGTTCATGCACCGAATGTGCTGCAAATGTGCATTGGTTACACAGTGGTTCGGATATTCAGAGTTGAAGGGTATTTTTTTCTGAATTCCCCGACCACTCCCCTCCGAGCGCCGCTTGGAAATAAGCTGAGCGCCAATGGCAAAGAAAAACACACCACCTCAAGACAGCGGGTTACTCGGCAAGGGTATGGTTTACCTGCAGGATGGTGTTGAACTTCTAAGAAACGTTGCCATTGGATCCATTGCCAATTTTGCCGCCTCCAAATTCGATGACACGCAAACCACGAATCCGAAGGAGTGGAAAGATCGTGTCGCAATGGCCAATGACTACTTTCGCCGCATCGATGTCATAGGCAAATGTATCTGGCTGTTACGCTCCTTTGTGGTTGGTGATGGGGTACAAGTTCTGGCGTCCAACAAGGAAGACCAGGAAGCGCTTGACAGATTCACTCGACGGATTCACCTCGACAAACGCATCGGCCGGTTTATCACGAACGAGCTTGTCCGCGGTGAAGCGATTGCTCATAAAGTCTGGGATAATGACGAGATCAAGCGATTGCAGTTGATTAATCCGCTTTCCGTGGTGCCCACCTGGGATGATGGCGAGCTGGCCAAGTTGGTGCAGTACGCAATTAAAGACGGCAAACGTACTTCCACTGAAACCAACGTGATATCCTCGCCGGAACAACTGGCTAATATTTTATTCATGCAGTTCGACGCCGACGACTGGGACGAACGTGGCAATAGCCTGATTTGCCGCACTTTCGACAAGGTGCCCAGCCTGGAACACTACCGCCGCGCCGACCGTGCCATTGCCAAGCGATTCACTAATCCGCTTCGCCTCATTCGCCTGGGCGGGTTATTCGGAAATAAACTTATTAATCCGGGCAAGAAAGAATTGAGCGCGGCGAAAGAGCTGCTTGAAAATCAGGAATTAAATCAAGGATTGGTTGTCCCGTGGCACTGGGATGTCAAAACCTACGGCACCGATGGAGTGGTGCTCGACACCTCTTCCAAGGCCGCGTCCCTTATCGGCGAGATCGCCATTGCCATGGGGTTCATTCCGTTTTTTGTCACCGGCGAGGGTAGCGGTTACGGCAACAGCCGGGTGGTTCTCAAGGCCACGCGCTATCAGATCCGCGAGTTGTGCATCGATGTGCGCATTTTCCTGGATTGGCTTTTTGATGAACAGGTCAAGCAGTCCATCGGCCTGGATTCCGAACATGAACTCAAATACATTTTCACTGGCTTGGATCTGGACGAAGAAGAGTGGTCCGTCCGTGAAGATCGGGAATTGTATGATCGCGGCCTTATCAGCCGGAAAACATTGCAGCGCCGGCGCGGTCTGGATCCGGAAGACGAAGACGCGGCAATCGACGACGAGCCGATCCGCATCAAGCGGTTCTTCTCGGCGCAGGATGTCATCGGTCTGGTCGGAGCGCAGGTTGTCGGCGCCGATGTCGCCCAGGTATTGCTCGGCATGACTGATACCGAAGTGGAGCAGATCCAGGCGGCAGCCTCGATGCAGGAAGCGCAGAAAATCTACAAAAAAGCCGAATCCAGGCTGCAAGCGAAAGCATCGAAGAAAAAGAAGAAAACCACTCGATGCGGGAAGTAGCCTCTCATGCCCGCCGTGATTCCAATCAAAAAGTGGAAGCCAGCACGGTTTGCCAGATTGCCCAAGGCGGTCGGAGCTTTCTACGATTCAGCATTCGAATTGATCGAGCAGGGGTGCTATCACCCGCCGCTTGCTAAAGTAATACCGCTTTTCGGCCATGCCTCAGAACTGTCCGAGCGCATTGCGGTCGCAACTAAAAACGCCCGCCGCGATCTTCACAAACTGGATAACGCCCAACTCAAACCCATGCTCCGGGAGTTGCGCACAGCGGAAAAGAGCGTTCGCCAGGTGGTTATGGATTTCGATCATGATCCGCGCAATATCACGAAGGCGCAGCGGTTGGCGAATCTCAAAAGTCTCAAGGTCCAGATCGATCTATCGATTGATAACGCACTGGCGAACCAGACCTTACTCCCGGCCGTGCAGGCAGGCGAGGGGGCGCGAAGCGGCGTTCTCCATGCGGTCAAGGATCTGCATGCGCAGAATGCACCGGGCGGATGGGGCAGCCTGACTGCGAAGCAAGCGGAAACGGTTGCCGATGCCGCCTTCGCGCTGGTCGATAACGCCGCTCTCTCGTTCCTCTCGGCCTACCGCATCGAACTGGCCGGGGTCGTCGCCGACGACATAAAAAACAAAATCAAGTCGCAACTCACTATGGCTTTGCTCAATGGCGATCCGCTTTACGAAGTCACGCGCAAGCTGGGCCAGGTGATCACCGATCCCGAGAAGTTCCGCCATGCCGGAGGGCGCATTTTCCCTTCGGCGGCAAATCGGCTGCAACTGATCGTCCACACCGAAAACATGCGAGCGCATAATCAGGGCCGGGTGGCGTTTTACGGGCAAGTCGGCATTTTTAAGGTTCGTTGGCTGGCCGAAGGCCCTAATTCGTGCCCCGCCTGCATGGAACTCAACGAGCAGATATTCACCTTGGAAAAGTTGCCGGCGATTCCTCAGCATCCCAATTGCGCTTGCACGATTGTCGGCGAGGCGTCGGAAGTCACCAAGACGCCGGAAGATTATGGATTATCGTAAAAATGTGGGATATGCCATGTGCTCGACGGCGTTAGCGTTTTTAAAAACAAAAATTTTCTTTCCTAAAAAACCACTTGAATAACGCGAACTTAACCCCGCGATAAACAAGGGTATTTTTTTCTGAATTTCCGAACCACTCCAAAGGAATAAATTTTCACGCGTACCCTTCCCACATAACCGGGAGGTCACCACCGTGAGATACAACGCCACAATCGAAGATCAGCGGAAGCTCGAAGCCCTTGCGGCCAAAATCGAAGCCGGCGCCCTGGCTCCGGCGGATACTTCCTGGAATTTCGATTGGGCCGATACCGTCGATTCCATCATCGCTCAGTTCGGTTGGGCTGGCCTGGCCGATGCCTGCGCCTTCGTCGATGAGAACTACCTCGCCGAAAAGGAAAACGGGCGCTGGCCGAAGGCAAAGGCTGCCTACCGGTTGCCGTTCAAGCTGCCGGAGGATGGTGAACTCGTCGCCGTGTGGCCAGCGGTGAAAGCCGCAACTCAGGCCATCCGCGACAGCAAAGCCGGTCTGTCGCTCGATGCGGCGGAAGCGGCACATCGCAAGCTGGCGGCATACTGGGATGCTTTCGGCAAGCAAGCCCCGGCGTCGCCCAAGCAGATCAAGGCTCAGGCTTCGCCACAAAAAGGCGATGACGATTTTCCGGAAACGGTCATTGTGCAGCAGGGGCGACCGGAACCGCAAGAAATGCCACGGACGATTTGGGTGCGCGATTTTGAGTTCCCGCCTACACGGGAGTTCGTCGAAACCATCAATCGGTTCGAGCGGGAAGACCCCAGCGCTCCGGTGATGGTGATTGTCGACAGCTATGGCGGCCTCGTGCATGACCTGCTGGCAATGGTTGCCGCCATGAAAACCAGCAAGCTGGAAATCCACACCTGCGCCATTGGCGTTGCCATGTCGTGCGGTTCGATCCTGCTTTCCTGCGGAGCCAAGGGCCACCGCTACGCCATGCCATACAGCACGGTAATGGTTCACGAGATTAGCAGCATTGCCTTGGGCAATATGTCCGACCTTGAAAATGAGGTCGAAGAAACAAAGCGACTCAATAAGATTTACCTCACAATCCTTGCCGAAAACTGCGGCACCACCCTCGACGAAATGATGGGAGTGCTACGCGGCGATGACGGCAAACGCGAGCATTATTTTTCGCCCGAAGAAGCCAAAGCATTCGGCGTCGTCGATGACGTCGTGACCGACTTCTCGGCCATCCTGCCCGGCGCTTCCGTCGAATCCCAGAAACCCGAAAACACCCCGGAGGCAGGCAATGAGCAATGACGCGGTGAAGAGGATGCAAACGCTCCGAGCGCAAGCCGCCTGCAGCCAGGACGACTTGATCAAGTTGCTCGATGGTCGACGTTTCCTCGCCAAGATGACCCATGTTGGCACGACCGCCAACTTTATCACGCTGACGGCCGATGAAGCCCGCCAAGCGGTCCAGCGATCCGCGGGCGGCAGTGTTCGGATGCCAATGGGGGAGATCAAAACCGGCGCTGATTTGCACCCGACTTCGGCTTTGGAAAACATCGGCACGATCATCGATTACGCCTTTGTCGAAAACGATGGGAAAGCTCGCGTGGAAGTGGTCGCCGAAGTGGATAAAGGCGGACCCTACGATGAGAAAGCCTGGCGACTAATCGAAACGAAACGCGCCAGGCATGTCAGCTACGAAGTGGACTACACCGAGGGCGAATGCAGCAAATGCGGCCAACGATTCACCGACAGTCGCGGCATCTGCTCTCACCTTAAATCAGTGAAAGGCATGGCGATGGGTACCTCGCAGGCGCAAGTGATTATGCGCCATGTGACCTTCACCGGCATGAGCGTTTTCGAACCAAAGGGCGCGGACCCGGAAGCGGAGATCATGGCCGTAGCCGCCCACCTGACAGGAGACCCCAAAGATCCCAAGGAGGATGAGATGGACAAAAACAAAGCGACCGATGAAAAGCTCCAGGCGGAAGCGGCAAAGAAAACCGAAGTCGAAGAGCTTACCGCCAAGGTGACGGACCTGGGAACGCAGATCAAGGAATTGACTGCGCAGAACAAGGCGTTGACCGAAGAAAACGAAAGCTTCAAAGCCGAAAAGCGCGAAGCCCGTGTCAAGAAAATCCTTGCGGATTGGAAAGCGCGTGGCCGCGAGTTTGCCGACGACAAGGCGGAAAAAGCGGAAATCGAAAAGCTGATGAAGAAGACCGACGACGCGCTGACCGACATGGAAGAAATGCTTTTGACGATCCCGGTCAAAGCGGAAGCGGAAGATGCCGAAGCAGGCGCCGACAATGACGATCTTCCCGATGACGCCGCCGAAGCAGAAACCCCGCCGAAGGCTGAGGCCAGCGTACAAGCCACAAAGCAAAAGGCCGTCGCTACCCGACTGGACGATGTTCCGGACAGTAAGAGCGGCGCGAAAAGTGAAGCCGAACAGAAGCTGGATGCGTACAAGCGCCAGTCCAATACGATTTAGGAAGGAGACGGAATTATGGCAACGAAAGAAGTAGAAGTTCGCTCTCCGGCTACCACCTATGTTCACGGTTCTGGCGATCTGAGCGCGAATGCGACCCCTCGCCAGTTCATGAAGGTGACCGGCGACGATGAATTTGCCCCGCAGACCGACCCGACCGGCGTAGCTGCCGGTGTATTGCTCTACAGCGGGGTAAAGGGAGCCAAAGCGGCCATCGCCTTTGGCGGCGGAAACGACATCTGGATCTCGGAAATTGATGGTAGCCCCACCCCCGGCGATGAAATCACGTCCGATGCCGACGGCTTCCCGACGAAGTACGTCGCCAGCGGTGTCAAGCGTGGCCTCATTCTCAACGGTGACGCCGACAGCGGCTTCGAAGTCAAGCTCTACTAGGAAGGGAGCGAAAAATGTCTCTGTCTACTAACGGAAGCGAAATGGTGACGCGGCACGAAGCGCTCCGCGCTTTGAGTAGCGTCGTTCAGAATAAATACGACGAAGGCGGCGGATCAACGGAGGCCATGAAAGCCATCGCTTCTCAGGTTTACGGCTTCATCGAAGCGGATGTGAAGGCTGCCTCGATTGCTGAATTCATGCTCCAACAGGAGCAGCCGAAAACGGGCGCAGTCAAGCTGGGCAAAGAGCCGGAACATGAGGCCTGGTGGATCAACAAGGACGGTACGATTAAATCCACTAAGGACATCCCGGACCTGGAAACCCTGCCGACCTGGTTGCTGCAGTCCATGCCCCGCGTCAACATTCTCGATCTGAAACGTGGCGACGTGGAAAGCATGGATGAGCAGACGGATATCGCCAAGGGCGAGATGGCTCGCAAGATGAACCTGCGGGTGTACCAATTGATGGAAGCAGCCGCCACCAACATTGTCGAAGTAAGCGGCAGCCTGGATGCCGCGGCGATGAATCAGGCGCTGAAAAAAGTCGAGGATTACGGCAATCCTTCGCTGTGGCTCGGTCGCGGCTCCACCTTCGCCGATGTTCGCGGCGATACGACCCTCGGCAATGGCATCAAAGATGAACTGCAGATACGCGGTTTCAAGAATCTTGAATACGGCGGCGCCGGCTTCCTGTTCAACATCGACATTCCCACCAACCGTGTTCTTCTTCGTCTTGACGAACCGGCCGGCAAAATCGTCCCTGAATTTCCCATGGAACCAAAGGAGGTGGAGCTTGTTCAGTCCCTCGAAATTGCAATTCAAATCTGGTTCACCACGCGGGCGAAGGTTACCCATCCGTCGCGGTACGCGATCATCAAGATCACCTAGAGAAGAGGAAGGCAATGAGTGAAATCCTGAAAGTCAAAAATCCGGGCAGATCCGACTGGATAGTCAAACGTACTGAGCTCAATTTGCCCTCTTTGGTGATCCCGGCAGGGCAGGTGCGCGAAACACCGCCCTGCCGGAATCTTCAGGAAATATTACAAAGCGGCCGCTTGCAACTGGTCGCCAAATCCACCGCCGAAATCCTGTCGGTGGAAAATATCTCGGTGCCCGAAGAGTTGAAACCCGTATTCCCGAATGCACCGAAACAGTGCAAGGCGACCGCAGCCAGCACGGGCAAACGGTGTGCCAACTCGGTGTTGGAAAACAGCGATTATTGCCGGATGCATGCAAAAAGATTCGATGCCGCGAAGTAGCGGTGGAGGGTGACAGCGATGTTGCTGTCCGAACTCATTGAGAAACTGAAAATTGACACCGGCTTGACGGAAATCGCCGAGGCCACCGCAAATCGGGCATTCGAGCGAGCGGTGACGCAGGTCAACAAAGACCTGGAAACAGCCTACGAATGCGACGATACGCAGATTACGCCGGAACCATCGTCCCTACACCAGGAACTCTTTCTGATTCTCGCCGCATGGTTTCTCGCCCATCTGGACTTGGTGTCGGCTTCGAAAATGGTCACAAGCTGGAAATCTGGCGACAAGCAGGTCGACCGCTCCCGCCAGATGCTGACCAAAAAAGAAATTCATGACGATCTTTGGTCTATGTACCGCGACCTTGCCGGCCTCGATGATGATCCTGAAATAGCCGGTGGTGTCCAGTACGAACAGGAAAGCCAACTGTAATGAGCGAATTCGATCTCACCGAAACCGAACAGGCCCAGGTTGCCGCCGATTGCGCGGGGGTCATCGGCGCCGACCGCAAAACGGCTTACGTCTATCGGCCGCAAACGACCGGGGACGATAGCTTTGACGGTCCGACCGAGGATTCGTTCTCGCCAGCCGCCACGCTACCGGTGGATTTCAAAGCGCAGCCCGACAGCGACGTGCTTGAACCCGATTGCGATTGTGTCGCCGATACCGCCGGTGATCTGACGACCACGTTGCAAAAAATGGATCGTGTCGTTATTGACAACCGGAATTATCGCATTACTCATTTGCAGCCGTTTGGTTTGGCCGGGGCGGAAATGTTCACTCGTTTGCAGTTGAACGTGGAAGATGGGGAGCCGTCATGAGCGGATTTTCCATCAACGCAAAGATTACCGGCGCCAGAATGACAGGGCAAAAGCTCCGGGCCATGGAGCGCAATCTGCCCTTCGAATTGCAGAAAGCCATCGTCGAAACCGTGCGCCAGGTCGAAAAGTACGCCAAGCGCCGCGCTCCGGTGAAAACCGGCGAAACACGGGCGCGAATCGGCGGCGATGTTCTCAGCCCCACGTCCGGCGTGGTCGGCACGGACCAGGCGGCGGCAATGGCTATCGACCAGGGCGCGAAGCCCCACTTGATCAAGCCGAAAAACGCGAAAGCCCTGGCGATTCCGCAAAAAGACGCCAAGGGTCGATACATCAGCGTCACTCGCACACGGAAATTGAGAAGCGGGCGCCAGAAGGCCGGCAAGTCCCGCAAGGTTCAATACAAAGGCGCGCCGAACGCGCCGAACAAACGGCACCTCGACGTACTTTTTTATTATGCTGGCCGTGCGCACCATCCGGGCAAAAAGCCGCAGCCGTTTTTGACTTCCGCCGCCATGATCGCCAATCGCGTAGCCTCCAAGGAATCCGACAAGGCCGTCGAACGCGCCTACCGGAAAGCGGGTGGAAGATGAGCATCACCCGCGCCACCGGCGATCTGATCACGGCGAATCTTGGCTATAAGGCGTTCTGCGATGAATCGGCACACAACTACAAAAAGCCGGTCGTCGAAGTCATGCTGATTGATTCCGACGAACGTCAGCAGGGCATGGGTCGTCACCACGGCGTGAAATACGACGAAGAGGGCAGGCCCACGCACTTCATCAAGCGGCTGATCGTCACCGACGCATTGCGAATCACGGCGATTGCCAAGGCTGATGAAACGGGATCTTCCGAACGCAATTGCATCGAGATGATGCAGGCCATTCGCGGTCTGTTCCGCACCCTGCGTCACGGTAAAGCCGCCATGCCGATTACCGACCCAATCACGCACGAAGACATGTGTGTTCAGCGAGGTTTCACCAAGATCGGCGATGTGACCGGCGCCCGGTTGAATTCGCACCGGCAGCCGATCTCGCACGAAGCGACGATCGATATCACGTTGCAGCGCCGGGCGGAAATGCTGGAACCGGTCGAGCGGGTGATCGAGCACGTAACCATCAAACACGAGGTGGCCAATGGCTAAACCGAAAAAGACCGATATGCGCAAAACCAAGGCGGCGAAAAAACCCAAAACCGATCTGACGCCGAAATTCACCACAACCAAGAAGCCCAAGGGCATTAAGCGCCCGTTCGCCTCGCTGGTGAAAAAATACAAAATGCACCCCGTCGAAGCCGCCGCGTTACGCCGGGTGCTGCCCGTCGATCCTGACGGCCTGATCCTGGAAAAAGAGTTCGTCGCCGGCCGCGAAAAGTGGCGGAAGGCTTAGGAGGAATAGATCATGGGTGAGAATAAATTCACTACCCGTTACGTCAACAATCACCAGTCAAGCGCCAGTGCCGCCGACGAAAACCAGTTGACCTTTGTGGGCTTGGCGTCGGACGGCCCCACCGGGCAAATCCTTTCCTGCGAGGGGATGAGCGGCGTCGAATCCTGCGATGCCGCATTCGGCACGACCGGTCGTTTGCCCCGCGCCGTGCGCGAAGCGATCGAGGCTGTGACCAACGCTGCCGAAGGCAACCCCATCCGGGTAAATGCCATGCGCTTGGGCGACGGCACGAAAGCCGCGATAAATCTCTACGACAATTCATCCACCGTCATTGTCATGGCTATCGAATACGACTACAACGGCGTTGACGGCAACGAATGGCAAGCCAAAGTCGAGGTCGATGACGAAGAAGCTGTCATTACGCTGCGCCGCACCGCCACCGGCACGGCTACGCAATTTTCGGCTGACATCACAGGTGGCGATCCCACCCCTTGTGACACTCTGGTAGATGCAATCAACAATTCGTCGCTGCCCTTGACGGCAAAGATGGTCGGGGAATGTGCAACGCTGGACGAAATCGCCTACACCGCTTTCTCCGGTGGCACGGACGGCACACTCACCAACGAACAGGCGTTGGCTGCGCTCTCGTTCCTGGAATCGAAGAATTACCCCAACATTTATATTTTGGGCTGGAAGGGCTCTGGCATTGCCGGCGCTTACGTTCGCCAGGCATTGGGCACTCACTGCGCCGCCCAGCTTTCCGAACGCGATTGCGAGCGTTTCGCCTTCGTTGAAATGGAAGACTTCGGCAGCAGCAATCCCGCTCCTTTCGCCGCCTGGGAAGCCGATATCGCTACCTGGGTGGAAAGTATCGAAGCGGCATCGCTTGGCGAGGACGACCGTAACCTGATTCCCCTCGCCGGTAGCGCCCAGTTCGCCGATGCGGACGGCGACAGCTACACCGCCCCGATCGGCCCCGCCGCTGCAGGCTTGTTCGTGGCGCAACCGATCGATCGCGGGATGATCAACTTGCAGGTGAAAACAGTCACCGAAGATCAACTCGCGCCCAACATTCCCGCCGCCTACCGTTCGCGCCTGGCCGATGCCCGGATGAATTACCTGCGCTACGAAGACGACAAACGCGGCGTCATCATCGCAAACAGCGAAACTCTCGCCGTATCCACCAGCGACTTTACCGATGCCGAGGTGCTCCGCACCGTTTACACCTGCGGCCAGGAATCGCGCATCGCCGGGAAGCCGGTGTGGGGCCGTCCCGATGACGGTTCCGGCTCCGGCCTGAATTTGCTGAAAGACGCGATGGAATCGACCTTGTTGAAAACGCGGGTCGGCAAAACGATCACCAAAGTCGTCGTCACGCCGACGATTGACGATGACGGCGAAGTCGTCGCCGATATGGCGATCACCACGCACACGACAATGAAGACGATAAGCCACCGGGTTTACCGGCAAAGGAGTTAAGCGCCATGAGTGAAAAAGATTTCGACTACGAAGGTAATCAGGCCGGTGATGATGTAGATATCTGCCTTCTGTTTGAGAACGGCGATGAAATTCCGCTCTACACATGTACCGATTTCTCTTACGAGTTGGCCCAGAAAAAGGAAGTGAGACCGCCGATGGGATCGAAGGGAAAGCATCGAAGGGTTCGCTTCAAAAAGACATGGCAGGGCTCGCTAAAAATTGAAGAAGTCCACCGTTTCCTCTTGGAGCGGGAAGAGGACCTGGCAATAGGCCGCACACCCAACAACGACGAATTCACCGTCGGCGGTCAGGTAATTACCGATTTATGCGATCTGCGCAATATGGTTTTGCGCCAAACAATGCCGGATGGTCGAGTCCGTCGCTGGTATGACGTGGAATTCGACAAAGTGGGCGGATCTTCTGCTTTGGATAGCGTGGTCGGGATGGATCTCGATTGGACCGCTACCAGCGCCAAAGGAATTTTCTAACCGACAAGGAGCAGACCGATGACCCCCGATGACAAAACCACTGAGAAGAAACAACCGGAAGCCGAACCGATCAAAAAGTCGGAAGACTTCGATGTGGATGACGAAACCCGCGCCGACATCGAAGATCGCCTGAAAGCCTATTTCACCGACGATGAAAAAGTTCGCCAAATTCGGGACGAAGCATTGGCAGCGATTGCCAAGGGCAAAAAAGATCATCCCAAGCGAACGATCTTCCTTGTTACGTTGCCGGAAAATCCATACCCGTTTATCTGTCGATCGAGTAGTTTCAACGAAGCAATCAAATTCGCCAGTGCGGCGGAAAAAACGAAATCCGGGCGCATGCTCTCCGCGAGCGCCGCGGCCTATGTTTCCACGCACGTTTTGTATCCGCGCATCACCGTCGATGCCGTCACCGGCGGCTCGGAACTGATCAACGATGGGGATGGAGTGCGCTTGTTCTCGGCAATTCAGGACAAGTCCGGCGGCTCGGAAAATGTTGAAGTAAAAAACGTATAAGCGCCGCGAAGCGGGGTCTTACCTGGTACGACCTCGCTCGCGGCCGTTTGACAAATTACTTTCCCGGTCTCCGCTTCGCCGATATCGACCGGATGGTGCTCGATGAAATCTGCCGACACCTGGCCGTCATCGAGAAGCTGGAATCGCTCAAAGCCGAGGCCGCGAAGAACAACAAAGCGAAATGAGAAAACCATCATGCTCGGTCTCGGCAACTTCCTCCACGGCATCAAAATAAACATCGTGGGGGAAGGTTCGCTTTCCGGGCCGGTAAACAAAGCAATCGGCGATATCAATAAGCTGGTTGCCACCACGAAAAAGCTGAAAGCGGCTGGCCGCAAGATGATGATCGCCGGCGCGGTTATGGGGGCCGCTTTGCTTCCGGGGATAGCCAGCGCCACAGGCTTCCAGGCTGCCATGGGGGAGGTGTCGACTCTTGTCGATACCAATGTGGTGGACATGAAAGCCCTTGGCGCCGAGGTCAAGCAATTATCCGCCGAATTTGGCTCCATGCCGGTATCAACGGCTAAAGGCTTCTATCAAACCATTTCCGCAGGTTTTGCCGATGCAGCCGAAGCTACCCAGATCATGACTGCAAGCCTCAAGCTTGCCCGTGGCGGAATCACCACTACCGAAACCGCCGTTGATGGCTTGACCTCGGTGCTCAACGCTTACGGCCTGACGGCTAAAGACTCTGCCCTCGTTTCTGATTCCATGTTTACGGCCATGCGGCTGGGCAAAACGACCATCGGCGCATTGGCGGGTTCGTTAGGCCGAGTGGCGCCGCTGGCAAAAAGCGCGGGGCTGTCGATCGATGAGATGAACGCCGCCGTCGCAGCGTTGACCCTGGGTGGTTTGTCCACCGAAGAGGCAACAACGTCCCTTCGCGGCATGATGACCAACATCATCAAGCCGATGGGTGACGCCAGGAAGAAAGCCAAGGAACTGGGCATCGAGTTTTCGACGAAGGGCATCAAAGCCGCCGGCGGATTTGCCAAATGGATGCAGATTCTGACAGAAAAAACGGGCGGGACCGATGATAACCTGGGAAAACTATTCGGCAACATTCGCGGCTTGGTCGGCGCTTTAGCCTTGACCGGGGCGCAATCCGGTAAGTTCACGAACATCCTGGAAGAGATGGGCATGAAAGCCGGTGCGACCGAAACCGCGTTCAAAAAAATGGATGCGCAGAACAGAGCCGCGTTCGACAAGGCTAAAGCTTCCGCTGCAGTGGCACTGATCAGCGCTTTCGAATCCATCTTGCCGGTGATCACGCCGATCATTTCCGGCTTTGCCAAAGTCGCCGGTGCGTTCGCCAAGTTGGCTGAGGCGCATCCGATATTGATGGGCGTTGTCATTGGCGCGGTGGCGCTGACCAGCATCGTCCTCGTTCTCGGCGGCATGATGATCTGGCTGGCCGGCTCACTCGCCGGGGCCGCGCTCAAGCTGCATTTGCTGTCCTTGGCCGAGGGCGAAGCCGCCGGCATGACCAATGTTCTCAAGCTGTCGATGCACGGCTTGAAAACCGCTCTGGCCGGCGTTGGCAAAGCAATGATCGGCTTGCTGATGAACCCGGTGTTTCTTGCTGTCGTCGCCGTCGCCGCGCTGGCCTATGGCGCCTACCTGCTGATCAAGCATTGGGACAAAGTGGTGGGGTTTTTCCGTGCGGTGGGGCAGGGCATCGCCTACACCTTCACTATCCTGCTGGATTGGTTCAAGGCCGCATTCGGCGAATGGTGGTACGTGGTCATGCTGGGCTTGCTCGGCCCCTTCGGCTTGGCTGTCGGCTTGATCGTCAAATACTGGGATGAGATCAAATCCGCCTTTTCCGCATCATGGAAATGGATCTACAACGTTTTCCTGTCTGTCAAGGCTTGGATGTCATCGTTCTGGGCCGAATGGAAATACGTCATTCTCGGCGGCTTGACCGGTCCGCTCGGTTTGGCCGTTGGTCTGATCGCCAAATACTGGGAAAACATCACATCCGCATTCGATTCCGCCAAAGCTGCGGTGATCGAAAAATACAACTCCATCGTGGCTTGGTTCGAAGCGCTTCCCGACCGGTTCTATCAGGCGGGAATGGGTATGATCGACGCTCTGGCAAAGGGTATCCAGGCGCGGTGGTCGGCGCTGAAAGCATCCTTCATGGCTATGTTCGGCTGGATCCGAGATTTCTTACCCGGCTCGGACGCCAAGCGAGGGCCGCTGTCCGATTTGACCCGCTCAGGCCGGGCGTTTTTTCCAACATTCGCTAAAGGGTTGGAGCAGGGCGCTCCCATCGCCGCGTCTGCCGTCGAAGGCGGGATGCTCGGCTTGGCACCCGGTTCACAAACAACGATCAACGAGGGTGGCGCGGCCAGCACAAACACGTCTTCCCGCTCGGTAAGCATCCAGTTGGGCGACGTGCATATCCACGCCCAAAACGTCGATGAAGGTCTGGCCGACTTCAAGGACAAGTTGCGCCAGGCGCTGGAAGAGATCGGCTTGGAAGTAGTCGCTGAGGGCACGTCATGACCAACCCCTACGATGGCGAGGTCCTTTTTGAATTGTGCCAGGTGAACCGTGGCGAAGCAGGCTCTAATGGACGCGACAAAACAGCCCCGCAAATCGATTATGGAGATGTGGTCTACACGTTTCCCCCAGCCGGTCCGGTTCAGGTGAAGCATGCGGCCAATTTCAGCGAGAAGGAAAACAAATCATCCGGCGCCAGCACAGTGGAAGACAAGCAGTACGACAAGCCGGTCGATATCAATTTAGCCCTGGAACTGCTGACTGACGACCCCACGGGCCAGCCGGGAGAGGTGATTGTCACCGCCCAGGAAAAGCTCAGGGCCCTCGAAGCGAGCTACTTTGCCCGCGACGAATACGGACGGCGCATTCTCTACGCCCCGCAGTACCCAACGGTGGGCGACGATGTGCAGTTCGTTTTCTTTGCCAAGCTCGAGCACAACGATACCCTCGGCACTGACAAGATCACCGTGCGCGTGACCTTCCACCAGTGGACCTACGTTCCGCCGAAAAAGAAAACATCGAGTAGCAGCGCTGCTTCATCGGAAAGCGACGACGACTCGGATGACTCAATCGGGCCGCAAGTCGATGAAGAGGTTGCCGACTACATACGGCGGATTCGTGAAGAATATGAAGCGCTGGAAAGTGAAGAAACGGAACAACAGGATGCTCTTGTTCAAGATGCAATGAGGCACTGGTAATGCACGTCATCTCCGACCAGACGACAATCGCCGCTGTGACCGCCGTCGACGCGGCGCAAAAGCTGGAAATCACCGCCGCCGTAGCCATGCGCCCGCGCGTGTGCCGCCTGACTTTGCACGACTGCGACGATTCGATTACCAAAGCCGCCGTGGTCGATGCCGATCTGCAATTCGCTTGGGAAATCAATCAAACCTACACGCAGAGCCTTTTCACCGGCCAAATCGAAACGGTAAGCACCCCGAAACTCGAAACAGTGGAACTGGTGGGTTTCGACAGTTTCCGCAAACTGCAAACCGAACGCCTGACGCTAACGCTGATGGACGCCACCCCCGCCGAAATGTTGCGGACGCTGGTGGGCCAGAAGTTGGGCCTGCCGATTGGCGGCATCGAGGATTGGCCGTCCATGCTCGACAAACTGCCGATGCACCGCATGACCGTAATCGAGGCGGTCAAATTTATTCACCAACGGATGAACCTGAGCCACGATTGCTATTTCGACGAAGACGGCGTGTTTGTCTGGCGCGAGCGCGATTACGATCAGGCCCCCGCTTATGGATTCGAGGTCGGGTACGATGCCGACAATTTCGATCTGGCGGCAAATTCGTTCACAACCCAGGGTGTGCCGCTGCGTCTGGCCCAGGTGGTGACCTTGATCGACTCCCACGACAATTTGCACACGCTGTTTGTTACCGGCCTGCATTTTGTCGATGACGGCTACGGCTCGAGTATCGATGTCACGTTTGAGGTGGTCGATGGCTAACGACAACCATTCCATTCTGGAAGCTCTGCGTCGGGTGCTGGAAAATACGCCTCTGGATTTGCGCAAGCATTTCAAATTGCAAGTGGCCGGGGTGGTGACCGCCGTGGACGAAGACGCCTTCACCGCTGAGGTGGAAATTGCCGACCAAAGCACGGACGACGAGCAGCCCGGCGAACCCTGGCGCCTGCCGAAAGTGCCGATCAACGCCATTGCCGCCGGCGACGGCTACGGGGTCTATGTGGTGCCGGAAGTGAATGCGGAAGTGACGGTGGGGTTCAAGGACGGCGACCTGACGCAGCCGCGAATCGACGGTGCGGAGTTCCTGCAGAATCGGACACCTATCGGCGGTCGGGCCGGTTCGATCACGATGGTCGACAACGCCGGTCAGCGTTTTTCTCTTCGTCCGGATACCGGGCAGGTGATTTTCCGAGCGGTGAATGTCGACGACGAAACCGCCGGAGCGCGAAGCGAACGCACAGCCGGCGACAAATCCGAAAACGTGGACGGCGACAAATCCGAAAACGTCGGTGGTTCGGTGACGCGCCAAGTCGAAGTCAACCTGACCGAGGTGATCTCCGGCCAATTGCGCCGCACGGCAGGCGGCTACGAGGAATATTCCGACTACGAAGAAACGGTCGGGGGTAAGGAAAAATACTACCAGCACGGGCGCGTGGTCGACGGGGCGGAGCGGGTCAAGGTTGCCGGTCGGCAAGATATGCGTGTGGGCGGTGATCGCAACAAGCAGGTGCTGGGCAACGATCTGGAAACCATCGCCAAAAACAAGCAAGTCGCCGTGGTGGGTCGCCTGCGGATGATCGCGGCGGGTGCCGACCCTTCCGGCGGCATTCCGATCAGCCTGGAAATCGGCGGTCTGGGCATCAATTGCATCGGCGGAATCTACACTCCCGGCGTGGCCGTGCCGATGGTCGAATCGACAAAAGTTGCCCTCGCCTTTGAGACTTTCAACCTCACGATGGCGGCTTTTCTTCTGGACGGTATCGGCAAAGACGGGGAAGGCAAAACGGTCATCCCCTCGGGGGCGTTTCTTACCGCCTTCACAGTGCTATCGCAGGCGATGGCGGTGGCCGTACATCCGCGAATATACCTGGCGGCGCCGGTGTAACGATGTGGAAGAAACCAAACCCAACCAAATTGACGCGGCCCTACCGGAAAGTGGCCGAAGTGCTCCACAAAAAGGCGCGGACGACGCGGGGAGACACCGAGTACCGCTTGAAAAAGTTGGCCGAAGTATTGACCGGCATTCCACAGGAAGAGGCGAAACCGGGCGAGGATAAAAAACGATGACCTGGGCAGCATTCAACGCGGAAACGTTATTCCCGGACGCGACAAAATCGGTACTCGAAGGCACCGGTGACGTGGCCGATGCCGTCGCCACCGCCGCCGAAACCGCCGCCTCCGTCATCGATACGCTGGCCGATTTGCTGGTGGATCTGACCGACCCGGAACGAGCGATGGTTGAAGCGTTTATCCAGCAATTGAAAGATCTGCTGTCCGACACGATGAACACCGGCCTGTACATGTTTTGGGATGCGACAGGCTTTCCGTTTTATAAATTACGTTCCTACGATCACGCCGAAATGACCCGGGCGATGAACATCGATGCCGAGGAAGCGACCAAAAAATCCGCCGCCGAAGCGCGGGGCGAAACCTACAACACGCCCGACTTGCCGCTGGTCGCCACACGGCCCACCGGCTGGACGGGATGGGTGCGCCGTTGGGAAATGAGCTTTGACGACCAGGGCGATGAACGCCGCCCGATCTTTTCCGACGACGCCGAAGTGTCGGCCCTGCTGTTCGTGGCCGGTACGCCCAGCCTCGACGCCCTTCCGGCAATGTTGGCCGCACTGGGCCGTCTGTTCGGCATTAAGGAATTCTCCGACCTGCTGGATCGCCTGGCCTTCACCGAACTAACGAAAAACGCCGCCGCCGGCGATAAGGAAATCACAGTCAATAACGCGGATGGATTCACCGCCGATCGGTTTGTGATTATCGGGGGATTGGAGGTGGCGACATTGGAATTCGCCACCCCCAGAAATATCGACCGGCAGGAAAAGAAGTTCACATTGTACGATGGCGTCAAACGAAGCTGGCCGGCCGGAACGCCGGTGATTCTGGCCGGTACCGATCCGCAGACCAGTGGGGGTAACCGCACGGCCCCCGATTGGCATAGCCGCAAAGTGAGCGACATTCCCCCCATGCGCGAAGTGGAAAAGTTGGTCAAGCGGGTGATCGGCTTGCTCGAAATGGCCCCCGGCATTCTGGGCTTGCTGCAAGAACTGGCCGAGGCGCTGTCTGAAAAAGCGGACCAGTTACGCGATCTGGCCGAACAAGTCGAAAATGCTATCGAACTGATCGAGCAGATTTTGGCCCTGACGGGCGTGTACGCCGTGAGGGTCGATTCGTCGGAGGGCATTTCCGGCCTGTTCGAAGCCCTCGACGATGCCGGAAGACCGCCGTTGCCCGACGCCAGCTACATTGTCGGCATTTGTCTACTTGCCGCCACCGCCGATCTTGGCCCCGTGGCCGAACTGTTTGGAGTGTGACATGCCCGCAAAAACCACCGCAGCAATCAAATCAGATCTCGCCGCCGGTTTCATAGCCGGAGGCGTTACCAATTTCAACGATGGCTCTGTGGCCGATTCGATCATCGAAAAGCAAGGCGACACCGTTGCAGGAATCTACTCGTTCGGTGTGGAAATCGGGCTGTGCGGCAACGGAATGACATCAACCGGCGCTTCGCTGGAAGCCATTTGCGCCGAGCGCAATGTTTCCCGCCTGGCCGCCGTTAAAGCCCGGCGCGCGGTGATTCTGAAACGCAATTCTTCTTCCGGTGACATCTTCATCGCCGCCGGGTCGGTCATCCAATCCCGGCAAGATCGCAACGGCGACCGCTACCGTTTTTTGACTATCCAGGATTACACGATGGCCGATGGCGAAACGGAACTGGAAGTCACCATCGAAGCCGAAAACGCCGGCGCTGCGTACAACTTGCCTGCAGGCACGGTCGACCAACAAGGAACACTACTTTCGGGTATCGACGAAATCGACGATACAACGCTCGATGCCGACGAGCGTTTCGTTTCCGAAGGTGCGGACGAAGAAAGCGATTCCCGCCTGCGCCGCCGCTACCTGCTGGCCTGGCATGCCGTCACTCGCGGCAGCAACACCGCCGCCTATTTGTATTGGCTGCTGTCCGATGTCCGCGTGGCCCAAGCCTGGATCGACGCCAACGGTCCCCGCGGCGAAGGGACGATCACCTGCTACGTGATTTCGACGGTCGGAGCGCCCTCTGCCGAACTGCTGACCGACTTACGCGAAGACATCATCGGCACCGCCGCCGAAGATTACGAAGACGGAAAGCGCCCTGCCGGTGATGACGTGTGGATCCAGGGGCCGAACGAAAAGGAAATCGATCTTACCTTCACCGTGCAATACCTTTCCGGCACGAATGCGGACGATCTGGACGACGAAATCCGGGCGATCCTTGCCGCCTATTTCAATCCTTCGGGCGATGAACTCTACGAATGGCTGCGGCCCCTCGGTGTGGGCAAGCAAGTGGTTTATGCCCAACTCATCGAGTGCGTCACCCGCCCGGAGAGCGTCTACGATGTGACGTTCACCACGCCCACGGCCAATGTGTCGGTCAACGCCGACCAGTTGCCGACTTTGGGCACGGTAACAATCACTTTCGTCGAGGTATCGGCATGATTCTGGTTGAAGATTTCAGCACCGATTCCTGGAAAAGCCTGTTCTCGACTTTCGGGCGGTTTTACGAAGGCGACGAAATCGACGTGATCGACGGCAAGTTGCGGATCACGTGCGCCGCCGGAACCCAGGGCCGCTACCAGTGGGCGTTGCTGAACCAGCCGCTGTCCAATTTTAAACTTGAAATCACGCTGACCGACTATCAATTCCCGGAAGCGAAATTTCTGGTCGAAGGCGAAGTATTCGCCGGAATCATGGTGGCTGATCGGCGCATCAATTTCACCAACGCCCGGTTCATCGGCGTTTTCCAGAACGGCAGCGAGGTCGCGTTGCGGATTTACGATTTCCAGGATGACACGATGATCGGCACACCCTACGAGTTGCCGGAACTGCCGATCACCTTCCGAGTGGAAAAATACGGCCAGACGGTGTTTTTCTACCTCGTCGACGGCGACGAGAAGACTTTGATTCAGCGCTTCGACGACTTCCCCGAAGGCCCATGCTATTTTTCGCCGTGGATGCTAAATGTAATCGAAGCGGAAACCTGGGCCGAGTACGCCGATCTGGAAGTGGAATACTCGTCAATCATGGGCGATTACCTGTGGTCGATCATGCCGCTCTGGATGAAAAAGTACCCGCTGCAGATCGCCGCCGATGGTGATCTGGCGATGACGCCCAACGGCCTGATTTCCCTGCTGCAAGACGCCGCCGATGCGCTGGACGAGGGCGGTCTGAGTGCGTTTTTCGGCAAGCCTTTCACTCCTGCCGAAGAAGCGCGGATGGCCAAGCAGATCAAATCCATCCTCGCCGGCGACGGCCTCTCCCCACGGCTGGTGCCCGGAAAATCGACGGTGACGATCACCGAAACATCCACCGGCCAATTCCAAAGCAACATCGCTCTCTCCGTCCAATCGGGCGACGAACTGCTGGAATGGAATTTGGTTTATCAATTCGGTATCGACAGCGTGACCGGCCTGTACGAAAATCCTTCCGCTCCGATCCGCACAACCACGCCGGTAGGCCCGGACGGCTACACCGATCCGGCTCTTGGCCGCGACCTGCTTTTGGACCGCGACAACCCGATGGAAAGCGAAGATTGGTCGCAGCTACCGCAGTGGCACATCATTCAGGCATTCGGCCACGAACTGGACCTCGCCATGCTTTTTCTGGTTGAAGCGCGCGACAATTTTTCGATCACCAACGCCGATGAAGGGGCGCTTGCCGATATGGCGCCACTCCGCGATTTGCTGATCCCGGAAATATACACGATGACCGAGAGTGGGTTGCGATTCCTTCTCGGTGACACGTTTCAGTCAAAACAACTGGACGGCACGGTTTTGGGGTTGAAAACGTTGTGCGTTTACCTGGGCTTCGACGTGACGATTGTCGAGGGCTGGCGTACCGATTTTTACACCACAATGGAAACCAACGGTATAATTCTGGACGACCTTGGCGTGGACCGACTGCGCTGGGCCGAAATCCATGTGATCCTCACGCCCAGCGATGGCGACGTTTCCCGAAGCTTCCAGGAATTCCATCAAAAAATTCTGCGACGCCAACGTGCTGGCAGAAGAATTTGCTATCACTTTCCCAGCGACGAAATCGACTGGGATGAATTCGATTGGCGAAGTGGTAACCCGTATTGGATTACTTGCTTTGCCGACAAAGAAGGGGGCTGATCCCGATGACCCAAACAATTCGCAATCACCTTGGTCTCGCGCCTGATCCGCATGAATACAATCTGCAACTCGCGGGCTTCGTGCCCAGCGGCATTATCAGCGGCATGCGCTGCGCCACCGGCTCCGTTGCCGCCAGCGTGACGATCGGTTTCGGCGAATGGTTCAGCGCCCAGGGCGACCAGATTGCCGAAGATGCCGCCCGTGCGGACTACTTCTGCGCCGCCAGCGGGCGACCGTTGACCGCTAACGCCACGGCCAGCGCCCGGTACGATCTGATCGTCGGTGAATACTGGTACGTTGCCGCCCCAGACAAACAGGCCGTTTACAAAATTGTTCTCGGCACGGCCGGCGACGACGACATTCCCGACTGGTCGAACGTCCAATTTCCTATCGCCATTGCCCGGATGCCGGCGGGTGCGTCGAGCTACGATTCCTATTGGTCGTTCCCTCGCGCCTGGCGCTGGAACTGCTACGTCGAAGCCGGGCTGGAATACGTTCGCTACGGCGACCAAACGGCTATCAAAGTAATGGTCGTTCACGAAGCCATCCCCGTTTTAGATCTGGTAGCCGGTCTGCATGCGCAGTTCGTCGAATCCGGCGAGCTGAGCGATGGTGACGAAATCATTGAATGGAAAACGCCGTTCGTGTTGACGCCTGACGGCGAGGTCTCGATTCAAGCTTGGATTGACGAAATTATTGCCGCCCGGGGCAATTGTTCTAATCTGAATGATCGCCTGTCCGTGGCCCTCGATGGTGACGGCAATCTGAAAAGGGTGGGGCTGCTGGACAACGTGATGGACGAAGTGGAAGCCGCCCGTGGTGAGCAAAAAGACCTAGACACGCGGCTCGATGTTTCCATGGACAACTACGGTTTCATCCAGCATCCCGACTTGGCCGGCATGGCCGGGCCGATCGGCACACCTGGTCTGCCGTGGTACATCCCCGATCAACGGGCAAGTTGCAGCGATCATGATGCGCGGTATTACCCGCGGACGGAAATCGACGCTACGCTTGCGTCGACAATCGAAGATGCAGAAGATGAAGTTGCCGACGCCCTGAGAAAGCTTCATATGGACGGAGTTTTGACCGGATGCGATTATGACTCGGATGCATTGGTGGTCGGCCCGTCCACTGTTCGCGTTGTCTATTTCACTGCCGGTTACGTGCTCTATCAGGGAAGAGTGATTCAGGTCGATGTCAGCAGTGTTTCCATCGATTCCACGTATACTGGGGAAAAATATATCTCCGTTACACCGACTGGATCCCTTTCCACTGCCGAAGGGGATTATCCGACTGGTGTGCGTATCCGCAAGCTGTATCTTACTTCCGGCTCGATCGATCAAAACCTGGATACGCGGAAAAATATTGCCTTGCCGGATCGGGCCAATGATTTTCGCGCCGCCGATGATTTGTCGGAAACTCTTTCGGCAGACGAAAGCGGCGGATTCAGCCTCGTTTGGCAGGGAAAAATGGCTATCGGGCAGATGGTCGATTCCGGCACCGATAACGTGACGATCAATCACGTTTCCACTGACAATCCGTTCACGGAAGGCATGACGGTTGTCATTCGCGATTCCGGAGGCACCTGCTATTTTCGTACAGTGCAAACGTCTTCGACAAGTAGCCCAACAATCTTTCTCACCGGCGCGGGTTTGCCCAATGGGATGACCGGCGCGATTTCCGAATATCGAAAACTCGACACATTGCGCGATTATCGGGATCGGTTGCTTACGATCATCGGCTCCGGCGACGAGAGAAACGCCGATAGTGACAGCTTGCTTCCTGGCGGCAATGACGACTATCAGACGTTTTCCGGTATCGTCGTTTTCAACGGCTCGCTGGCTACTTCCGGCAATATGACGCCCTTTGTCGGGCAGTTGTATTCGGAGGATGGCATCGAGTGGGACGCCACGGCCTGGCAGGCCGTTTCGACGAGCCCGGCTTCAGCGCAAGCGTTCACGATCTATGTTGGCAGTGAAACGGCGACAGGCGATGGCTGGAGGCTCTTCGCTGAAAAAGAATATGGCCACCTGTTGTTGACCTATTCAAAATACAACTGGACTTCCGCAAAGGGCGGCTATGTGTATTTCAACATGGCCATAATGTGCGGCCCGAAAATCAATGCTTATCGTTGATTTATTCGGGATTATGATTGACGCAAACGTTTGTCATGGGGTTCGATAGATTCCCAGCGTTGTCCGTGATTCTCACATCGAAGCAATACAACCCCGCCGGTTCCGGCTCGTTTTCTTTTCCGAAATAGATCCGGCATTTTGCCTGCCCGGGGTTATCGGAATCGTCCACATCGATCAAGCCTCCCCAGCCATTGCATTTCAAAGAGAGCTTGTCTTCGTCGTACAGATCGCCGGAAAGGTTATCGTACAGATAATAGCGAGACTCGTCTTCAAGTAGGTCGTTATCCGGATCATAGACGGAAAAGACCAGCCAACTGCCCCAATAAACACTACTCATATTTAAAAGTATGGTTTCTTCCGGATCCCAGTAGCCGTCATAAATGAAGGGCGAACTGCTTGTAATGGTGTCGTCATCGCCAGTATCGTCATCGTCTGTGTCATCGTCATCGATTTCGTCGTCATCGTCGTCATCCGCATCGTCATCGTCATTGGGTTCGAACGTGTCGTCATCATCGGCGTCGTTATCGTCATCGTCGGAACTGTCACAGGCGATGCCGTAACCAACGGCGAGGGCGAGCAGAGCAAGCAGAATCACGGTCATAATATTGCGTTCAATCTTCATGATTAATTACCTCCAAAAAGAACTGATTATCAGTCGCAGAAGATGTTACTCGATGATTCGTATGATGGCAATAAAAAAATTTATTATCATCTATATATGCGGTGTAAAAAATTATATGGCGAAAAAGATGAAGTTACTTTGGTGTGTCAATGTGGTTATGCAAGTGCTCTGTTTCAAAATGGAGAATATTTAGAATCTGAGAAAATATTTCAATATTTATCTGAAGTTACAAGCGCAGATGTTAAGCAAAGTTCTTACCTTTTAGCAATTAATAATTATATAATGATATTGAAAAAGACAAGGAATCTTGAAAAGTTTTCTGAAATAATAGAAAATGAGTATTCATTTGTTAAAAGTAGAATCCGGCAAGATTTTAAGTTATGTATGGATTTTCTTATTAATGCATGTGACTTTTACTCTGATTTTGGAAAATTTATTAAAGCATTAACGATAAGTAAAGATGTGATAAATATTTTAAATAAGGATAACGAGGACAGACGTGAGGCCAATCAAAAAAGAGTTGCTATACATCTTTCAGTAGGGGTAACTTATAGCCAGATGGGCAAATATGATTGTTCAGAAGAGGAATATAAAAAAGCCTTAAAAATCGCTAAGAAATATTTTAGCAAGAATTATGCGAAAAATGCAGAAATATATTTTAATAGAGCAATAAACAATCGGCGCAGAAAAGAATTTAAAAAAGCACGTAAAGAATTAATATATTCGGAAAAAATAATCGACAACCTGGGTGGTGATACATGGGAACATATGAAAGGAAAAATTGAAAAGGAACGTAATCTTATCAATGAAGAAATGGAAGGAATTAACTGGAAAGAACATTGTTTATTAACAAAAAGATTCTATAGAAAAGAAAAGAAAAGTGAAAAGATCTCATCTCGCTATGAAGATGATATTTAGTATTGATGATTCAGAAAACCCGAACCACTCCCGCCTAGCTTTATTCCCGTACTAGATTTTTCCGCATGGGAGGTTCGCCATGCTGGAAATAATGACATGGGAAAATGTCAGTCAAATCATCATCGGAATCTTTTCAGTTTTAGCAATGCTCATTGCGACGATCTGGGCCGTTTGCCAGATCATCGATCGTAGCCGCCTGCGTAACAACGCTCGCCTTAAAAACCTGCTGGCCACTCATTGCCCCCGCGAACACAAGCCGATTCTCCAACTGATTGAAAAAGTGCAGTTGGAAGGACAGCAGACAAGGCGTGAGCTTGGTCATGAGCTTGGCTTACTGAAAAACGTAATCATTCAGAATTCGCCGAATGGCAGCCTCAAGCGCATATCCGACCGTCTGGACGGCATCGAGCAGCGCCTTCCTGACCCAAAGAAAGCGAAACGAGACGCGAAAAAATGAACTTCGCCTTCCACTATTGCTGCATTCGCGTTCTGGCCGAAAAGGCCGGGTTCGCGCCGGAAGATGCGCAGCGCATCGCCTACGCCAGCCAGCATGTGGACGACGCCACCGAGCACCGTCCCGTTCGCGTTGATGGCCTACCGAACCTGGACGGCCTACGCCTGGACGAGCAGGGGTGGCTTGAGCCGGTTTGCACGGCCAATTTCAGCCCGCGCCAATTGGTAGCACCCTCGCTCGATATGCAGCGAAAGACCTACATCCCGTTTCATTTCATTCCCGGCAATCCCGGGGCCGATTGGTTGACCGTCGCCGATTCGGAGATGGTGGAAAAGCTGCTCGAAATCGCCGTCGACCAGCATGGTCATGCAGTGATTCAACCCGACCGCCGGCGGGCGCTGGTCAAGTTGGGTATCGCCCTGCATACCTACGCCGATTCGTTCGCCCACGCGGGATTCAGCGGTCGCAACTGTCAACCGGAAAACGATCTGGCCGAAATAGAGGAATGGAAAAAGGCCGATGGTTGGCAGCCGATACACCACCGATACGGCAAAATTTCCGACGCCTTTTCCTTCATCGGCCACGTCCAGGCCGGCCTTGTCCCCGATCAGCCCTGGCGCATTTGGCGCTACCGCTACGCAGCCAGCGGCGAAACGGAAGAACGAAACAACCCGGACGATTTCTGCGTAGCGGCCCAAAAGATATTTATCCACCTGTGCCGGGCGACGGGACGCGCGTTCCGCCAGGACGAATGGCAGTTGCTGGAAAATAAACTTTTCATGCTTTTCTCACACCGCCCGAAATGCCCGAATCTTTTCCCCCGATGCCGTGCGCACCGATTGTGGCGCCGATTCTTTACCGACATCGACCTTCGATATAACCGCCACGCCTGGCGCAGCAAAGCCGTGCACAACGGCGCATTTTTCGGCGGTAGCGACTGGCTGTGGTTCCACGCCGAAGCCCAAGCGCAGCGGGACTGGGTACTTTCGCAAATCAACTTCAACCTGATGTGAGACGATGGCACGGACTACATTCCAGGTCTTTATCACCACCTGCAACAATCCAGAACAACTTCGCCTATTGCTGGCCGAGATTGCACGGCAGCAAAACGACGACAATTATCAGATTGACGTTTCGGTCATCGACAATAAATCGACTGCCGATTACGACTACGTTCACCGCACTTTCAAGGGAAAATCGTGGATTCATTTCGAATCGCTTTCCTCTCGGCACGGCGACGGCGAACGCTGGAAGATCTGGAATCGACGGTTTGAGATCGCTAAAAATTCCAGTGCAAATTACTTCGTTTTTCTGGACGATCATGCTGAGATTTGCAGCAACTTCTTTTCGCTGATTGAAAAATATTGGCACAGAATCAATGCGCCGGCGGCAATGCTGCTCGATCTACTGCCGGAAAATCCGGCACCCGCAAAACGGCGAAACTACGGCGAACTGCAACTGTGTGAATCTTCATCGCTCAGCCCTTTGTTCTGTTGCATCCCGGCCATGTTGAAAACGTTCGGTTACTCCATCCCGCCATGTGCCGATCCGGTCAAGTATCTTGGCGAGCAATTATGCGCCAAAGGGATGGAAGTTCTGTCCGTCGCCGATCCGTTCATTCGCTCCGAGACAACCCGCTCTCGGATTTCACCAGTCAATAGCGCCGCTTCCTCTCCTGCCCCCTCAAATGAGGCAAAAAAACAGGAAGCGCCGGTGAAGGCGCCGCCCAAAGCGGATCCGATTATCTTTTCGCTGGCGTCGATGCCCAATCGCGTCGAATCGCTGAAACAGGCGATCGAGCAGATGCTGCCGCAAGTGGATCAAATCTGCGTCTACCTGAATTGCTACGAAGAAGTGCCGGCATTTCTGAACCATGAAAAGATCGAAATCGCCCGCAGTCAAGATCATGATGACCAGGGCGCACGGGGCAAACTGTGGTTCGTCAAAAAGCATCGCGGCTACCACATCATTGGCGACGACGATCTTTCCTATCCGCCCGATTATGCCCAGCGGATGGTCGCCAAAGTCGAACAATACCAGCGCCGCGCTGTCGTTGCTCTTCACGGGTATGATTTGCCCACGCCGTTTATCAGTTACGCCAAATCGCCGAAGACGCACAATTTTCAGTCCGCAGTGGCCGAGGATTGCCTGGTGGATATCGTCGGCACCGGCATGATGGCGTTTCACAGCGACTTGACGCCGCATGGGATTTTCGACCGCATCGGGCACCCCAACATGGTCGACCCGTATTTTGCCCTGTGGGCGCGGGAAAACGGGATTCCGTTTATTTGCATTGAACGGGAAAAGTTCTGGCTGAAACAGGCGAAAAAATACCCTGCGATCTACGATTGGGTAAAAACAGACGATTCGGTTCAAACCGCCCTGTGCAAAAAGCTGCTTGCCATTCCAAGAATTATCGTGGTCATTCCCACGTTCAATCGGCCCAAGCTGCTGTTGAAGTTACTGCGGCAAATCAAGCAAATGCGGCCGGTCGGAACGTGCGTTTTTATTAATGACGATTATTCATCCGCCGACTATGCGGAAGTTTGCCCCTTCATCGAAAGCCACGAATGGATAACTTTTCATCGCCATTCCTGGAACTACGGAAAAAAAGAGTTCTGGCAAACGATCAATGAGTTTCTTGCGGAAGCGAAGATGTGCAGAGTCGAATACATGATCGCTTTGCAGGACGACAACAAACTTTGCTCGAATTTCTTTGTTGAGCTATTCGCCGTCTGGAATGCGATACGAAATAAAAACAAGGCCGCGCTGAATATTGTTGTGGACGACTTGCCCCGAACCAAAATAGGGCAATGGGGAGCGCCGCCGCCCAAGCGTTTGCGTTACGGAAATGCCGAAGTGGACGATTGCGGATGGTTTGACGGTGAATGGATGATGAATCGCGCCGGTCTGGAGGCGGTGAATTACACCATAACCCCCATCCCGAAAAATCGCTGGAAGGGCCACCCGGCCCGAAGCGCCGGCGATGGCGAACAACTCTCCCGTCGCATTCGCAAAGCAGGGTTCAAGGTTTATCGGCCGATCAAGGCTCTGGTCAAGACCGTCCCCTGCAGATCAGAGATGCACAAGGAAAGAACGTGGCATGCAAATATGGTCGGATTCGAGCATGATTGCGAAAAAATAACCGTGTCTCTCGCGTCTATTCCGTCACGGAGCGGACTGCTGCGAGAGACGGTTTCTCGAATTTTACCGCAGTGCGACAGGCTGAATGTCTATTTGAATAATTATTCTCGTGTTCCCGATTTTCTGAACCATGCCAAAATCACAGTTGCTCGCAGCCAGGACCACGGCGACATTTCCGACAACGGGAAATTTTTCTGGACAAAGGAAATAAAGGGATACCATTTTTCGCTTGACGACGATGTGTTGCCAATTGCAACCGCTTTGGAAGAGATGGTTGAAAAAATTGATCAATACAATCGAAAAGCGATAATCGGCATTCATGGTTCGGTTTTTCCTCCGCATAAAATTGCCGATTATTTCCGCAACAGAAAAATCTATCATTTTGTCACCAAGGATACCGCAGTCCATGGCGCAGGAACCGGATTTTGCGGCTTCCACACGGAAGCATTTCAATTCGATCTTTCGAGTTGCCCGGTTTGCGGCATGACCGATGTTTGGTTTGCGATCGAGGCGAAAAAGCAGGGTGTGCCGATCATCGTTGTCGACCGGACGAAAATCGTAACTGAGCAAACGAAAAAACCCGCCACCTCTCTGTATCGAAAATACCGCGATAGCGGGAAAAAACAGACCGATCTAATCAACGAAGTAAGACCTTGGCCCAATCTGGATGACGTAATCGAAAAACTGAATGAGGAAGAACAATGCTGCCCGGCCAAAACTGCATAATCACGCTGTCGGCTAAAATCGCCGACAGCGTGAGCATCGGCCACAACGTCACCATCGAAAACGATGTGATTGTTGGCCCGGATACAACGATCGGCCACAACGTGCTGATCAAATCCGGCGCACGGATTGGGCATCATTGTTTCATCGGCCCGTATTGCTACATCACCGGGCCTTGTTCCATTGGCAATCATGTTTCCCTTCGCGCCTTCGATGTTATTTCGCGCGGGCTGGAAATTGAAGACCACGTTTTTATCGGCTCGAACGTCACGACGACATCGATCATCCATATTAATTATGGTCGTGGGAATACCAGACAATTCAAAACCCGAATCGGTTTCGGCTGTGTTATCGGCAGCCGGTCAACGCTGATTGCCGGGCTGAATATCCCGCCGAACACGATCATCGGGCAGGGCTCCAATGTGGTGAAGCCGATCGATCATCCGGCGATCTATGCCGGGAATCCGGCTCGCAAAATCAAAGACCTTCCCCCCGATCAAATTTTGGAAGGGGAAAGTCTGCCGCTCATGGCTTGGGACGATTCGCAATATCCAACGCCGGAGGAATGGTGAAAGTAAGTGAAGCGCTAGCAATTTTGAGAAGCGCCGGAATCTCGGCTGAGATCTTCGGAGGACGGGCCGCTGTGTTCATCGGCTTTACCACTCTCGGTAATACCGGCCCTGAGCATGCCGTCTTTCTTCATGAGCTTGGCGCCGGCAATCGAATTGCAAGCCGGCTGGCCGAACTGGGATACAAACGGCCTTCGCTGATTATCACTACTCCTGCATTGGTGAAGAAAGTTAATGCTCGGGCGATTATCGCGGTGGAGAATCCCCGCCTGGCGTTCGCTCTTATCGTTCGGGAAATGGACCTTCCAGGAGCCCCCCCGCTGGTCTATTCCCCCTTCGATATAGCCAGATCGGCGGTAATTTATCCCGGGTCGGTAATCGAGGAAGATGCCGTAATCGGCGAAAACTGCGTAATCGGTTGCGATGGACTCAGCCCCAATTGGCACAAAGGGCAGCTCGTCAATACTCCCCATCTCGGATTGGTTCGTGTTGGCGCCAGGGTGCGCATGGGTACCGGGTGTGTCGTGCAAAAGGCTGTAGTCGGCATGACGGTCCTGAACAACGATGCGTCCCTTGCCCACCATGTTGTGATCGGGCATGGCGCTCGTGTCGGCGCTGGAACGTGCATCTCATCCAATGTGGTCGTGTCCGGGTCCGCATCGATTGGGCGGCAGGTCTGGATCGGGCCATGCGCCGCAATTCGGGAGGGAATCTCAATTGGCAATAATGCGTTTGTCGGCATAGGTGCGGTAGTCACCAAAGACGTTCCCGACAATGCGACCGTTGCCGGTAATCCGGCGCGAATCATGGAAGGGGCGCACCGGCCATGGTGA